TTCTTTCATACTCTTATTACGGAGGTTGTGGGTGGGGTTAAGGTGGATTCTGGCGTTCCTTCGGATGATGTAACAATTATTACGGAAGAAGAGGCTCTTAAACTGTTAGGGGTTGACAAATCTTGATGAACATATTATATTGTTCTTGAGATGGCTAAATATACGAGAGACTTATCTAAGTACAATCCTAAAGAGCGTGAAGCATACCAACAGCTTTTTGATGAAACTAAGAAGCTATTCTTAGACAAGGCTGAGAGCTTTACAATCATTCATTCTATGGTAATTGACAGGTTTGTGACTACTTATGTAGACCTTATAAGTCTGGATGATGTAAAGACTGTTAGTGAGAAGAAATACAAAATGGTGCAGGATAAGTTCCAGAGTTGGTCTAAGACCATTATGGAAACTCTTAATTCAGTCTCTTTAGAGGCAGAGTCAAGGCGAGCTTTTTTTACGAGAATCAGAGAAATTATCACTGAAGAAGTTCCTGATGATAAATTAAGAAAACTGATATTTGAACGAATCCTAGAAGAAGCTGTGAAGAAAAAATGAGAGAGCTAATATTAGTGAGAGAGGTTCGTTGTGAAAGTAAGGGCAGATGTTTTTTTAGGAGAGGATAGTAGGATTGACTTAGCGTTTCTAGAACAGAGAGACGCTTGGCTTCCTGGTACTGGAATTTATTTAGAGTTTATTTTGAAAGGGATTTATCACGAGAAGATAAATTTTATGGTGCAAGGAGAGGAGGATGAAATCCTTGTGAGTCGATATTCGTGGAATAGGTTCTTTTTGAATCTACGGAAGAGTGGTAAGGTGAAGTTTGCGGTGATAGAAGGAGATAATGTAGTTGTTGAGAAAGAGATGTTTTTTAAGATTGAGAATATTGATGTGCCGATAGTCTATTCGGTAGCTAACCTTTTAAGTCATTCTGTAGCGGATATTCGTTATTTCGCAAACAGATTGTCTGAAAATCTTGTGAACACCACAAGGTTTACTTTGTTTACTCCTTCATTCTTAGAACGTACATCAGTGAAAGGGAATCTGACAAAAGACTTTTTTAAGTTTTATGAGATGATTTTCTCTATCTTGACAGAGAGAGGTATTTCATTAATCGTGTCTCCTTATGGGGATATTGTATACGCTTTAGATTTTATAAAGGATGCAGGTAAAGAGGTCTTGTGGGAGTTTGTTGATATTGGGAAGAAGTATAATATTGTTTGGGATTTTACAGCAGGTTTGAGGGCTAAAGAGTTGGGAGGATTAGTTGATAGTGTGTGGAGTCGCTTTCAGGAAGATGCTCGTTATGCTGTATATTCTAACATAATGGATAAGGTTGGTGGAGAGGGCTTTGCTTACTTGATAGAGAGTTTTGATCTGAATGAAGTTCCTCCTGAAAACGAGAAGGGAGTAAAGATAGCTAGATTGCCTAAACGTGTAGTCCAGTATGAGTCTAGTTTTTATAAGCTTAGACAGTTCACTAGAAGGGCAGTTGAGAAGAATTGGGGCGTGGAGCTTTGTTTGGATATCCCATTCAGGCAATTGAGACAGGCTAAGTATTCGTTAGGGAGAGCATTAGTTCGAGGGTATAAGGATGCCAGAGGAACCAAAGACACCAATCGCTGAGCACGTATTCGATTCCGCAGTTCAAGATATTGACGAACGGATGAGGTTAGTTGATACCTCTTTGTTTGAATTTATGCCTGTGTCCCTTGAGAGATTTATTAGAGATAAAAATCTATTGGGGTTGCCTCCTTTGTCTCCTAAGCAGCTTGAAGCGGTAGAGATATCTACACAAATTTATTTTCCTGCGACATTGAAACAACTTGGTTGGAAGAAGCGTAGGTATGTGCATGAGGTTGTGTTATTGTAGGGTAAGGGTAGTGGAAAAGATTATATCGCACGAATTATCTGTCTAAGAGTAGCTTATCTTTTAATGGCACTAAAGAATCCTCAGGCTTATTATTTTAGTCCTGATTCACCTGTAGGGGTAGAGGCGTTTCATCTTCTTAATACAGCGACCACTAAAGAACAGGCAGCCAATATCTTTTTTGCGCCTCTCCGTAAGATGGTTACTAAATCTCCTTTTTTTAGAGCTAGAAGTCAGGTTCTTGTTAGTCAGATTAGATTTGAGAAAGCGATCTATTTGCTGAGTGGACATTCTGAGGCAGAGGCACAGGAAGGTATGAATCTTTTTATTGGTATTCTGGATGAGATAGCAGCTTTTAAAACTCAAGAGGAGGTTGCAGATATAGCAAGGTTAAGGCTGAGAAAAAATATACCTCAATCTGCTGAAGCTCTTTATGACTTTATGCATAGTTCGAGGGTTACAAGGTTTCCGAAGGCAGGGAAAGTTGTTCTTTTGTCCTTTCCGAGATTCAAAGGAGACTTTATAACGACTAAGTATGATGAGGGTAAAAAAAATCCTAAGGTTTATACGAGCTTTGGAACTACGTTTGATGTGAATCCGCTTAGGAAGGAATCAGACTTTATTGAAGAAAAGAAAAACTTGGCACGATATAAGGCTAGGATTCTGTGTAAGCCAGGGCTTGCTGAAGATGCGTTCTTCCGTAATGAAGGAGCAATTAAACGTGCTTTTACTAATGACCTTGTTGACCCTATTGACCCAGACACTCATAGGATTAAACCCTGGTTTCGATGTGAAGATAAATATATGCGGTATGGTCATGTAGACCTTGCGAAGAATAGAGACAGGGCAGCCTTTTGTTTTGTTCATGCGTATGATGTAGTTGAACATGAAGTTCCTATGGCAGATCAGGATGGAGAGGATGAGCGGTTTAAGATAGTTGAACTGCCTATGATAAAGGTGGACATACTTGCATATTTTACTGCTCTCCCAGGAGGAGAGATTTATTATAATGATATAATGGATATGATTATTGAGTTGAATGAGGAGAGAGGTTATAAGCTAGACCTGTTAACATTTGATGGTTACCAATCAGTTCAAATGATGCAGTCTTTAGAGGATAGAGGTATTCGAGTTGAAGAATTGTCGGTTGATAGGACTAGAGATGCTTACGAGTCGTGGCAGGATGCTATGTACGATGGGCGTTTTATATGTTATTATAGTAAGATATTAATTGAAGAGGAATTACCTTATTTGATCGACTATAAAGGAAGAAAGATTGAGCACCGTAAAGGAGGAGCTAAAGATGGAGCAGATGCGGTTGCAGGTGCGGTGCATAATTGTATGGTTGAGGAAGGATGGGGAGTTTCTGAAGTTTGGGTAGGAGGAGATAATGACGGACAGCAAAACAAAAAACAAAAAACTTACTAAGCCTGAGCTTGAAGGTGAGTTCGGAGCTATTGGTAAGATTACTGAAATTATAGAAATGATTCAGAACGAGGTTCTGGATTATAGGGATGTTAGTCTTGACCAGATTATTTTTATGACTCGGAATGATGGGAATGCTCGGGGGTTGTTAAACGCTGTGAAATATCCAGTGAAAATGTCACGACCTCAAATTGAACCTCCTGAAAAGGGAGGTAAGAAAGAGACCGATTTTATTAAGAAAAATCTTTTGGGTAATCCTTTTGAGGGTGGAATGTCTACTCCTATGAGACAGGTTGTAGCGAGGATGGCTCTCGGTGTTCGAGATGGGTATAAGATTTTTGAGAAGGTGTGGAAACTTTGGAAGGGTCAAATCTGGCTTGATAAGATGGCATATCGTAGTACCCTCAGCACTAAATTTTACTTTGATAAACATGGAAATCATAAAGGAGCTTATCAGCAATATACCGATCTTGCGACAGGAGAATGGAAGAAGATTGATTTTAAATTGGGGAAGATTGCTTTCTTTATCTTTAATGCTGAAGAGAATCCTTACCTGGGTGAGAGTGCTTTTTATGCTCCGTTCTATCATTATGATAAGAAGCATAAATTGTATGCGGTATCTCATTTGGCATATCAGTTAAATGCTGTGCCTGTTCGTATTGGGTATCATCCAAAGTCAATGCGTGGTGACGAGTTGAAGAAGTTTAGAACAGCTTTGACTTCTATTGGTAGTATGGTTGCTATGACGCTTCCTGAGACTTGTAAGGTTGAGCCTTTCGAGAGTACCAGACGATTGACTGAATTTCTAGGTTTACTTCAACATCATGATACAGAGATGAGAATGGCTTTCTTAGCTCAGTTTATGGGTTTAGGTCAGGAGGGGAAGGGAGGTAGTTTTGCTCTTTCTACTGACCAGAGTAACTTATTCTTAATGTCATTGATGGGGTTGCTGGATGACATAGCTCAAGTTTTTAATACTCAGGTTATTCCTCAATTGATTGATTGGAATTTTGGCACAGAAAAATATCCGAAGCTTGTGTTTACTCCGTTTTCAGATACATTACGATCTGCGGTTATGACTACCTTTGCTAATTTACTTCAAGCTAGGTTTCCACAGGTCTCAGAAGAGTTCATTCTTGAACTGGAGAAGAATGTGTCAGACGAACTTGGTATGGGGTTAGATTATGTGAAAATCAAGGCACGACAGGATGCTGAAAGAGCAGCTATGGAGGAAGCAGCGAAAGCAGCTATGACTCAGCCTGGAATTTCAAATGTGGCAGAGGTGGGTAAAACGACTAAAGATAAGAAGACTTCAACAAGTAAGTCACCGAAAGGTAAGGATGAAAAGAATAGTGAGCTTTAGAAAATGGTAGAGATTCTTATTTTTATAATTTTAATTATATTGGAAAGTCGAAGGTTGTGGAAGATAAGGAATAGGGTTGACATTTGTTAATGGAAGATTTATATTGAGGTTATTATGCCATATCGTCGTGAGCACTCATGCACTATAGATGAAGAGATAACAGATCAACTAGAGGTTGTTGAGAAAGAGACCCCTATAGGTGTAATGAAGTTTGTTAAAGGTTTGACTCCTGCTGGAAAAAAGGGTATTAGAGCAGTACGGATTCCTGCTCATATTCCTGTGAATGAGGCAGGTAGGATTTGTCAGACAATGGGAGGTAATTTTTCACCTGCTACTCCGTTGAATCCGAGGAATCAGTTAATGAGAGAGAAACCTTGTGTAAGTTATATTTATCAGTATGTTGAGGATTTTGAAATGCCTTTGGATTATATAAGGTTGTCAGAGGTGGGGCTTCCCATTTCTGTTACTTGTTTCTTAATGGGACATAAAGACTTGCCTTATAAGTATCCTGATGGTATAATCCACAAGGAGCATGTGAAAGGTTCGTTATCTAGAATCAATAGGATAGATGCTTCTGCTGATCTAAAGTTGACAGCTTTACGGAAGCTCTTGCGTTTAGCTAGAGTTTATGGTATAAGGTTAGTTGAGAAGCCAAAGTTTAAGGTTTCTGACTTGGAGTTTTTTTTGATGATTTTAGTTGAGTACGAGGCAAAGGAGGAGGCAAATGCCGATACCGCAGCCTAATAAAGATGAGAAACAGGGTAAGTTTATTACTAGGTGTATTTCAGCACTTGCTGATGCTGACCCTGACTTGCCGAATGTGCAAAGGGTGGCAAGATGTTACTCAACTTGGAGACGAGCGAAAGGTATTAAAGCTTCGGAGGAAGGTATGCCTGAAGGTTTAAGGTTTGCGTTTTTTGACGAACATAAAGATTTTGGGACTGTGGAAGAAGGGGGAGTTATTTATTTTAGAAAGCCTATTCTTGCTTTTGGTATATGGAAGCACCCAGAAGATAGAGATATTGAATTTGAAATTACTCCTGAAGTTGTAAAGCAGATTGCTTATAACTTTGAGAATGGGGTTCCTGTTGAAGCACCTATTACTTTGACGCACACGGATAATCCTAAGATGAAGATTGGTAATGTTAAGAAATTCATTCCAACGGATGTGGGTCTTGATGCGGTTTTTAGTGTGGCAGATAAAGATATGGTTGCTAATATCGAAAACAAAGAAAAAGCTCCTGGTGTTAGTTGCTGGCTCGATTTAAGTTATCGGGACAAGCAATCAAATAAAGAGGTCGGGGCAGTTGTGAAGCACGTTGCTCTGGTGAATCATCCTTATATAGAAGGATTAGGTGACTACAAAGTGGTTTCTCTTTCGGAAGATAAGGAAGCTGACAAATACGTGCCTCTGATTATGAGTGAATCTAAATTCAAGTATGGAGTTAATAAGATGACACTAGCAGAACTGGTGAAGGAATTAAAAGAGAAACATAAGCTTGACGTTTCTCAACTTCAAGAGGATTTGAAAGTTCTCAATAAACAGATTGAGGATGGCGACCTGATTAAGAAAGTTGATGCACCTGCTCTTAGTGAAGAACTCTTGACTGAAATCAAAGAAAAGCTTGAGCTTGATGAGAAGATTACGAAATCTGATGAGATTGTAAAAGCTTTATTTGATAAGGTCAAAGAGGTGTTGAAGCTCTCGGATACCAATACGAAGAAAGATGACGAAGCAGCAAAAGTAGCAGCAGCAGCAGTGAAAGAAGCAGAGGCGAAAGACAAGAGAATTGAGGTTCTGGAAGCTAAGTTGACTGAGATGGACGCTAACAAGAAGATTGATGCTCTGATTACTGAGAACAAGGTTCTTCCTGCGGAGAAAGAAAGTTTGGTGAAGTTGTACAAGAAGGACGAAGCTTTGTTTACTGAGTTTGTGGCTACTCGTTCAAAGCCTCTCCTTGAACTAGCAGAAATTGGTGCGAAGGCTGATGAAGTTCCTCAAGAAGAGAAGGATAAAGAGAAAGCTGAAATTGATAGACTAGCGAAGTTGGCAGATGCCAAAGGGTATGCTAAGACTGAAGTGCAGACCTAAGAGTGAGATAGAGATTATCGGAGGAAATTGTTATGACAGATTACAATGCATATGGAAGTAAGGGTGGTATTCGTATGCCTAGTGTTACGGATACTCCTATCGAAACGACTGTCGAACTGTTAGCTCTTGCTGACTTTGTTTTTCAGAGTACTGGAACTCTTGAAGCGATTGCTGCTGCTCAAGATTTATCTGTTGGGCATGTTATGGCGATCAAAACTGCTACAGTTAAGTATGTGGTTTATGCTCAGGCAGGTTCAGGTGGAGAAGAGGTTGCCAAGGGATTTTTGCGGATTGCTGCGTCTACAAAAGCAGGAGCACTTGCAGTTAACGATCAGGCTTGCGAGATAGTTATTGGTGGGGCAGTTAAATATTCTCTCGTGTCTAATGCATCTAATTGGCACGTTGACGTTCTAACGGATTTAAACGCTCGGGTGAATGTTATTGCAGATGCTCTTATTTTTTAAGGGTGAGTTATAGCTTATTAGGAGAAAGTAGAAATGCCAGACATAGAAATTCTAAAACAAACAGTTTTGACAGGGGTTATCCAGAAATTTGTTGCTCCCCCAGAGAATATAGGTCGTGGGTTATTTAGTGTTACCAGTAACCCTGAGACAGTAGCAGAGTGGGATGTTATAAAGGGTAGCAGACAGCGTGGAGCACCAACCTTGCCTAACAGGGAAGGAAAATTGGTTAATCCTTTGGGAGTTGGTAAAAGGGCAGCGACCTTTATCTATTACAGAGAGAAAAAGGCTTTCGAGCCTACTACTCTGAGATGGCTGCGTACCCCAGGAGAGCTTGCAAAAGCAAATGCTGAGGCTGCGGTTTTGAGAGAGGTCACTGATCTGAATTATCGGCTTGAGAGATTGGTTGAGTCCTATTGTTGGGATTCTTTGAAGGGACAGATCACTATCAATGAGCCTGATGTTAAGGCTTCTATTGATATGGGTTTTGACGCTACGCATAAACCTACAACAGGGATACTCTGGACTGATACTCTTAATTCAGATATTATCGGAGACGTAAAGGCTTGGAAGAAACTTCTAGTTCAGGATAGTGGTTATGCAGCTAATTCAGTGTATGCTAATTCTGACACAATGGAGTACATCTACAAGAATGATGGTCTTCGTGAACTCTGGACTGACAAGAGAAAAGATCAGTACTATGAGAAGGGCGAAGTGCAAGGTTTGTTAGGGTTGAATTGGTATACGTTTGATGGTGCTTACGAAGACACCTCGGCTACTGTTGTGAGTTATATTCCTGATGGATATATAATTATGCTTGCTGCTGGTGGAAGACCTTTTGAAATCCTGGAAGGTCCAAGTGCCGATCACGATGCGCCTTCAGGACACACAGGCAAATTCTCGAAATCTTGGATTGAGAGAGACCCTTCTGCTCGGTTTGTGTTGGTTGAGTATCACTTCTTGCCAATCGTTAAGTATGTAGACCAAGTTGTTTATGCTCAGGTTTTTTAATCTGAGTGTTGCCTTGACTCTATAGGTAGTGACTCTTCGGAGTTGGGATGTCGGTGGGGAAAATTTTTTGTGGAGGTGTACCTAATGTTGGCTATGTGCCTAGAAGATGGATTGACATGCAATAAGCATGTATATAAGAGAGGGGATATTTTCGTTCTTCCGACTCAGATGGAAGGTGATTATAGTGGACTTAGCCCTAACCAGCTTGCTTCAAAGCAACGACAGGTTTATGGTAGGCAGCTTTTCAGTGTTCCTACTGGTGAAGAGGTTATTGCTGCTCACAAGGCAGGAAATGCTCCTTTAGAAATGCTGTCTGAGAAAGAACGGTATTTGGTTGTTGAGCGAAAGTCAGAAGAGGGATTGCAAGCACACGAATCTGCGGAAGCTATTAAAGAGAAGATGGTTGAGAAGAATCCTGAGTTGAAACAGGATGAAGAAGAGGATGCTACAGCAAAGCCTGTTCAGGTTGAACATGTTGCTGCTGAAACTCCTCCTCCTTCTCCTTTTGAACCCAAGAAAGCTAAGAAAACTACTCAAAAAACTTCGGCTGGACGGAAGACAAAAAAAGAGTAGGCTAAATGACTGAAACTATTGCATCGGTTGATGATGTAAGACGAGCAGGTAATATATCAGATCGAATTGACGTAGGTATTCTACAATTCTATTTGGATATTGCATCTATATCTCTTAGTGAAATGGTGGGTAGTACTATCTACGAAGAGGCTATAAAAGATTCTTCTACCCTAGAAGCCAAAGCATTGAAGAGGTTAATGATAACTGAAGCTTTAATGACTGTGGGTTTTATTCTGCCTTGTTTGGCTATGCAGCCTGAGGAAAGAGGTATTCTTAGTGTTATTTCTCATGGGGCAGGTGGTCAGCTTGAGAAGTGGTCGTATGTTAAAGAAGTTAATGAACTAGCTGCTACTTTTTTGAATTTAGCTTATCAAATTTCTAGTGAGTATATTTCTACTGAGGGATACGAAGGTGTGTGGTCTCAGGTTATTATGCGGATGTTCCCATCTCTCGATGAAATGCCTACAGTTGCTCCTATTGCTAGTGAAGAGGAAATTTTAATTAAGATAAGACGAGGAGATGAGGTAGTTCTCCCAAATCAAATGTAGGTAATTATGGCTAAAGAAATTCTAGGAGTACATAAAGTACCTCCAATTCTTCCACGTTTTGATTTACTTCCTGGTATTTTAGCTTTAAATGTTAAAGTTATGGGAGGACTTATTCGTGAAGGTATCCGTAAACATACTCCTAAGCGTAGCTGGTTGATGCATGGTAGATGTAAAATTATTAGTATGCGTATGACTAGGTTCACAGGTCGTATTCGAGTTGGTTGGCAGAAAAGAGATTTTCCACGAGGAAAGTTTTATGCAGTATGGGTAGGTGAGGGTACTGGATTGTATGGTAGTGCTCATAAACGGATTATGGGTAAGAAGGCAGCAAAAGGTAGACAGCCTATGATACGATATCCTTATTCTGGTCGTTGGGTAACGATGAAATCTATTAAAGGTATGAAACCTAGAAATATGCTTGAGAAGGGGTATGAAAGTTCTATTGATGATGTTATGCTCCTTGTGTCTAGGACTGTGTTTTCTTTTTTTACGGTGGCGAAACATGCTTAACTTTAAATTAGCGTTGAAGGAAATTCTGGAAGCTGAGATGGTTTCAGGGGGAGAGCTTTATGGCATTTGTGATGGTATTTTAGCAAGTAGCGTCGCACCCCTCCCCAAGAATTATAATAAATTTATTACTCTAGGAGAGTATAGGCTTTCTGATGTGCGAGTTGGTGAATTAAGACGGAAGTTTAGAGAACTGGAAATTGATATAGATTGTGGTGCGGTGGTTAGAGCAGGGAAGGACGATGCTGAATCTGATGCAGAAGAGGCTGCTTATAAGTTAGCTGTCAAGGTTAGAACTATTTTAATACAGAATAAGACTTTAGTGTCTACGTCTTACCCTGGTGGGCTTGCAAAAATGTCTGAGCCTATAGATGAAGTTTTACAATATGTGATTTATGATACTAGTTCTGTGGCTTTGAACACAATAAGTTATGTGGCAAAGATAGTGGAGGAAAACTAATGGCGATTTTTCCAAGAAGTATTTTTTCTGCTTTGAAAACAGAGCTTGAAGGAGCTACTGCCCTTCCTTATGTGGATGTGGTTGCTATCCGACAGTATCGTCCAACACAGCTTCCTGATTTTGAAAATTATTGTATTGTGATAAGTCCTGAAGCTGCAATTGCTGAAACTTATAAGGTTGCACAGAAATGGATTCAGTATGAAATTACATTAGTTTGTTTAATAAAGGTAAATTACACACTGGAGGATGCTATAATGGCAGACTCGCCAGGGAGTTCTCCTCCTAATCTAGGTATTTTAGCTATGTATGAAGATATTTTTCAGACTTTGTACCAAAATAATTTAGGTGGTACGATTGAGCATTACCCTGGTTTACAGGAATTAGATAATCGTTGTGATTTTAAGTTGATAGGGGATGAAGCGAGAGAGGATTTTATTGTTGAGGGGAGGTTGTATTACACCCCTTATGGACAGAGATTTATAAGTCCGACGTGAGGAGATTGATAATGGCTACAAAATACAGGTTAAAAAAGAAGTTCGGAGGTTACTTAGCCTTGACTTCGGTTAGTTTTGAGTGTATTATTAGAAAAGATGATGAACTAGAGTTGAGTGCTGAAGAGTTGAAACGACTAAAAGGGTATGTTGAGCTTATTCCGAAAGTGAAGAAGGTGGCGAAGAAAACGGAAGAAGAGAGAGCGAAAGATATTTTTGTGGAGGATAACAAATGACATTACCTGGATATGAAGCTCAAAGAATTGAAGCTATGGAGTGGGCGTATTCCACGAAGAAACAGTCTGATTATGACACAGCAGTCACAGACGCAGACCTAGATTCCGCTCATCCTATTAGAGAAGTTTCTGTTGGTCAGATGACTAAGGAAATTCGTTCTGATAGAGAGACAATTGGAAAGGGTCATGAGTTTGCAACTAATGTTTGGGAGGTTGCTAGGGATGTAAGGTTTACTCGAACCTTTGATGGTAGTTCTGATATCCTTGGCTGGTTATTTGCTTTTGCTATGGGTAAAGTAAATACTGTTCAACCTGATTCTGTGGGTTCTCCTGGTACTTACTTGCATACGATGACACTTTTTGACCCTCCTACTGAGGGTACTTCAAATTTGCCAGTTACGACAATTGTAGAGAAGATTTCAGCAGGTATTAAACGTGCCATGATGAGTCTAGCGATTGTTGGTGTGAATGTTTCGGCTGAAGGGTTTGAGCAGCTTGCGGTAACAGGTGAGTTTATTGGTAGTGGAAAGACTGTTTCGAGTTCTTTGTCTATGCCAGCATTGGTGTCAGCAGCTTACTTGGCTTCTAATTTTGCTACTATTAAATTAGGAGATGCTGCTGAGGATATTACTACCCGAGTTCGTAATTGGGCAGTTGCTTTGGCTAATAACACAAAGGAAGGTAGGGGATATTTTCCGTCAAGTGGTCTGTATCGTGGCAGGTTGGAGATTGGTTCTCGAAGTATTGTCCCAACCATTGTTCTTGATTTGGATGCTACTTCTGATATTCTAACTGATTTTGAAAACAACACTGAGCTTGCTCTTGAGATTTATTGTGAGGGTGACTACACAGAAGGTAGTTCTTACAAACATTATCTGCGGATGCGTTTTCCTAATATGCAGTACAGAGCGGTGTTGCTTGAGGAAGATGAAGGTATGCTGACCTACAACATTACTTTTGATGAAGAGACTGTGCTGTATAATGCAGCAGGTTCTCCTAATCCTTTGGTAACTGTTGAGATTCAGAATAAAGTTGAGACTTATTTAGTGGCTTCAACTTAATAGTTAAAATTTAATTGAGGAGAGATTCATGTACGACGTTAGTTTGAAAGAGTGCTTTTTTACTCTGAGGCTTCTGAGGGGAGACAAGAAATTCATTTTGAAACATGTGTTTCGTCTTCCTTCTTTTAAGGATTGGT